AGCGATTTCTTTTGATGAAGATGCTACAATACACGTACATAAATGGGCAGACACAACAAGTTACCAACCGGTAGGAATAGTTTAATGGCAAACTTAACAGAAGATAAATTACTTTCTATAGTAAACTCTAAGCAGGTTGACGCTGATAACAATAGAAATAGAATACAGCGTGATAACGAGTATTTAGAAAAAAGATACAATGCTGAGTATTACGGCACAGAAGTCCCTGGCCGCTCTAGATTTGTTTCTAATGATGTTAAAGATGCGGTTGAGTCCGCTCATGACTCTTTAGTTAGAATGTTTTTAGGTGCAGGGCCAGTAATTAAATTTACAGCTTCTAACCCTGAAGATAAGAAACAGCAGGCCGAAGCTCAAGAAAAGACCGAGTTTATTGACTGGATAGTAAGGGGGCAAACTAACTCTTACAAAACACAAAGCTCATTCTTAACTGAAGTATTAAAATTTAAAGCTGGCGTTCAGAAATACATCTATGAAGAAACCGAATCAACAGAAGATATTGCATGGGAAGGTTTAACAATCATCGAAGTTGCCGAGCAGTTACTAGCTATAGGCTTTGAGCTAACCTTAAAAGAAGGTAGTGATGAGGCGGAGTTAATAACATCAGCTAAAACCAAGTCAGGCAAGGTTGTATCTCACAATCAAAACGACGATGGTACTTTTGATATTAAAGTCAGGATAAAAACAACTAGACAAAAGATTAAATTATCAACGGTTCCTACTGGTTCATTTCTACTATCAAGTGGTGCTGAAGATTTAGATGATGCTGAACTGGTTGGCGATGAGTCATACAAAACAAGGGGTGAATTGATCGCTGAAGGTCACAAAAGAGACTTTGTTGCTAAACTTCCTTCATCATCAATTACCGGTACATCAACAAGAGCAATACACGCTGATTCAATGGGTAATATTGCAGAAGCAGACTTTAGCGAGTGGGCTAGTCAACTAGTTCCTATTTCTGACTTGTACGTCAAGGTTGATTACAATCAGGATGGCATTGCAGAACGTCGACATATTCAAAAGTCTAATGATTTCATTCTACATAACGAGCCATTCGATCATGTTCCTTATGCAACAGCTTCGGCTTTAATTGTTCCTAACCAAGTTATAGGTGAAGGATGGGGCGAGCAGGTTGTTGATATTCAAGAGGTTAATACAGCAATTACACGCGGAACATTAGATAATATTTACGCTGTAAATAATACTAAAAAAGCTGTGCGAGTTGGTAAGAATGGCGTTAATTTAGATGAAGCGCTATCCCCTGTTATTGGTGGAGTTGTTCAGGTTACTGGCGATAGACCTCTAACCGACATGATTCAACCATTAGTTACCGAGTTCATTGGCGATAAAGCTTTGTTGATTAAGCAGCATATGGATCAGATGAAGTCTAACCGAGTAGGTGGCCAATTAACCTCTCAGGGCTTAGATGGTGATTCATTATCCAAAGAGACAGCAACACGATTTACAGGTGTTGAAAAGACCAATCAAGCCAAGGTTGAGAAGATAGCGCGAAACATCGTAGAAATGGCTTACAGAAAGATTTATGAAGGTGTTGCGTGGACAGTTGCACACTATGAAATGGATGAAGTTGAGTTTAATGTATTAGGCAAATCATTAACCGCTAATCCTGCTAACTGGAAGTATGATAATAATGTTGATACTGAGGTTGGTTTAGGTGCTGGAGATAACGACAAGCTAGTACAGAATGCAACAGGTATTTATCAAATACAGGAGCAGTTAAGCGCAAGAGGTTCTAAAATGGTTGATGAAACCAAGATGTACAACACACTTAACAAGATAACTAACGGGTTAGAAATGAAAGATACTTCATTGTATTTTAATAACCCTGAAGAGCCAAACGAGCAATTACAAGCAGATAATGAACAGTTAAATGCCTTAGCTTTACAGCAACAGCAAACTATAGAGGCATTAACAGGGCAAGTTACTAGCCTGCAAGCGCTATCTGAAGTTGAGATGATCAAGGCTCAGTCTAAGGCACAAGCAGATGATAAGAATGCAGCGTTAGGGATAGCTGAGTTACAAGAAAATGCTAGGCAATTTAACGTTAAATCTGTACAGGCTGATAAAAAACAACAGTCCGATGAAGCACTCAAGCTAACCGAGCTAGAAACTAAAGCGGGGCAAGACTTAAACGCAGCGGTACAAGATAATATACTGGTGTTCGATCCTGCTATCGGAGATTTTGCCTAATGCCTATCGTTGATATTAAAGGAGTCGGAAAAGCTAAATTTCCTGATGGCATGAGTACTGACGATATACGCGCCTTTTTGCGCCAAAAGTACTCACAGCAAGCCATGAATGGGCAGTCTGATATATTATCGCCACAACCTAACATTGCAGCGCCATATAACCCTAGTCTAGTCGATAAGATAGGTGGCGGTATCGCTGACACATTAACTAAATCTGGCTTAATATCTGATAACTACCGAGCACAACAAATAGGTAAGAATCTTTCTAGTGTTGGTGAATTCCTTCCTGGTGTTGGTGATGCTACTGCCGGTGATGAATTTGGCAGAGCTGCCGCAAAGGGTGATAAGTTAGGAATGGCTATGGCTGGTTTGGGTGTTATTCCTGTTGCTGGTGATTTAGCTAAGAAAACGTTAAAAGCTAAATTCCCTGATTTCAAGATAGGTATAAGCGAAACACCTGATAATATCGTGCTAGATAAAATAGTTGTTCCTGATGAAATGAGAGGCTCAGGCAAAGGCACTGAGTTTATGGTTGATCTTATTGCTGATGCTGACAAGAAGGGCAAGGCTATCGGGTTGACTCCATCAAGTGATTTTGGTGGTAATAAAGCTAGATTGAAAGAGTTCTACAAGCGGTTTGGGTTTGTTGAAAATAAAGGCAAAAACAAAGACTTTACCATATCCGAATCAATGGTAAGAGCACCTAGAGAAATACCAATAGCTAACACGCCACAAAGCTTACCTATGGATGAGGTGAAGCAAGTAACTAGCTATAATGATATGTTTGATTTTACTCCTGAACAAATGGCACAGCAACTTAGATCGTCAAAACCTGAAAATGTTATTGATGGCGTTTATATCGAGCAAACAAAGTTCGGTGAGAAAAGATTCAATCCTGACGGCTCTGTTGAAATAGTTAAAGGTGGCGAGGTATTGCGAAGAATCGAGCCTCAAGATGCTGATATGGCATATAAGAATAAAATAATGAAAAACGAAGGTGAAAAGCCTGAAGTTAAAGCGGCACAAGAAAAGCGCAGGGCTGAGTTTGACGCAGAGCGAGCAAGGCAGCAAGCACAAGAAGCTGAAACCTATAAGATGCAGCATACAGCACCAACAAGAGAAGATAACCCAAGCGGTGATGATTTAACCGATACTTTCGGGAGTGATATTTATACTGGTAACGCATTGCAATACTTTGGGACTGGCTCAAGTTATGACAACAAGGCTATTAGAATAATCCAAGGGATGAAGGGTAAACCAGAAAAGGCCGTAACAATTTATAGGGCGGTACCCAGTAACGTCAAAAGTATTAATGCTAGTGATTGGGTTACTACTACCAAAGAATACGCGCAAGACCATATGGAAGGCGAGAAAGGTTGGCACATATTAAGTAAAAAGGTCAAAGCTAAAGACATTGCTACAGATGGAAATTCAATACATGAGTTTGGATATGATCCTGTAAACTAGCAACTAACAAGGCACACAATGACCGAAAAGCTAATAGCAATACAAGGCTATAATTGGTGCTGATTCTTTAGATTATGAATTAACACAAAACAGTGATAAAATAAGTAAAACAAAGTTTGAACAACCCTTAGGACTCAAATGAGAGAGAAATCAGAATTAGCGGTTAGTATTGAGAATGCAAAACAAGCAGAATCAATAATTAACCATCCATTGTTTATCGCATCAATGAAAACATTGAAACATTTAACGATAGATAAATTTGAAAACCTGGGGTTTGATGACACTGTACAAATGCAAGAATGCAACATGAGGCTGAATATTATTGAAGAGTTTGAATCACATTTCTCTACAATTATTCAAGGCGGTAACGCTGCATATCAAGCATTAGAAGACATACAAACCCATGAACAGGCGATTAAAAATGAGCGATGAACAAGTACAAACGTTTGAAGAAACAGTAAGCGCATTCTACCCTGATGCGGAGTCGGAGCCTCTCGAAGTGCCAACCGATGAAGCGGCAGAAGGTGAATTACCGGAAGAAGATAAATCAACAGAAGAAGTTGATGAATCTGAAACTGAAGAGTCAGAAGGCAGCGAAGAAGAAGCTGATGAAGTCGAGGACGTTCAATCTGTTGAAGTAGACGGAACTGAGCATAACCTAACCGACATTCAAGAGTGGAAAGAAGCGCATGACAACGTAAAGTTAATGCAAGCCGACTGCACTAAAAAATGGCAAGAGGCAGCAGACCTTAAAAAAGATGCTGAAACTCAGTCAACAAAGGCGCAAGAATTGGTTTTAGAGTTAGAGTTAATGGTTGGCGAGGATAAAGAGTTAGATCTCGAATCTTACAAAGACATTGAATCTGATAACTACGACCCAGACGAGTACATTAGGTTAAAGGCCAAGGCGGATAAGCGAGAAGCCAAGTTAAAAGAGCTAAAAGCTAATCAACCAACTCAGCAGGCACCTTTAACTCAAGATGAGCTTGTTGCAGAAAGTAATGATTTTTATAGTTACGATCCTGCATGGCAAAACGACGGAAAACTAACAGATGCATTTCAGTCTGATATGAAAGTTGCAGCTAAATACTTAAGTGATGCTGGTTACTCTCAAGAAGAAATTAATGCAGTTACTTATTCGCACCACTGGAAAACAATTGTTGATGCCTCAAGGTACAACGCACAAAAGAACAAAGTAACTTCTATTAAAAAGAAAGTACTTAAAACGCCAAAGGCATCAAAGCCAGCGGCAAAATCATCTAATCAGTCGGCAGAAGAAATCTTCTACGGCAAACAATAACGAGAGGCTATCATGGCTACTATTGGAAACAATGTATTAACGCTTACAGATTGGGCAAAGCGTAACGATCCAAAGGGTAAAACCCCGATGATCGTTGAAATGTTATCTCAATCAAACATGGCACTAGAAGATATGCCATTTAAGGAAGGTAACTTACCAACAGGTGAACAGGTAACCATTCGTACTGGTTTGCCTACATCATATTACCGACAAATTAACCAAGGTGTACCTAAATCAAAATCAACTACAGCGCAAGTTGTAGAGAATGCAGCAATGTTGGAAGCTCGTTCAGAAGTTGATGTTAAGGTTGCTAAGTTAAATGGTAATCAGCAAACATTCCGCTTAAGCGAGTCAAAAGCTTTTGTTGAATCAATGGGACAAACGCAAGCCACTACATTGATGTATGGCACAGCTTCAAACCCTGAAGAGTACGTTGGTTTTATGCCTCGCTACAGTGACACTTCAGCGCCAAACGGTGAGAATATCTTACTTGCTGGTGGTGCAGGTTCAGACAACACATCAATCTTATTGGTTGGTTGGGGTTCTGATACTGTGTTCGGTGTTTATCCTAAAGGCTCTAAAGCTGGGATGGATCATCAAGATTTAGGTGAGATTGACGCGTTTGACGATAATAACAATCGTTTTCGTGCATTCTCTGACTTGTACACATGGGACAATGGCTTAGTTGTTAAAGATTGGCGTTATGCTGTTCGTATTGCAAACATCGACGTTAGCGATTTAGTTGCTCAAACTGGCACACAAGCGGCATCAGCAGCAACGGCAATCATTAAGTTAATGGCTCGCGCACAAGATCGCTTGCCTAACATTACATCTGTTAAAGATTGTTTTTATGTTAACCGCACAGTTGCTTCACATTTACGCTTAGCTGCACTTGATAAAAGCTCAGCAGCCGTAACAATTGAGCCAGCTATTAACCAGTTTGGTGAGAACATTCATCAACTTATGTTTCTTGGTACTCCTGTTAAAATTATGGATACTATCGTTAACACTGAAGCAGCAATTTCTTAAGGAGAAATATTATGTTTATTGATTCAAAACAAGCCTTTGCTGACGGCCAAGCTTTAACAGCTACAGCAGTTTCTACAAATGTTATTGACTTAGGTGTCGATCGTGATATTGGACCGGGTGAGCATATGGCTGTAATGGTTAGCTCTTCAGTTGACGCAGGCGGAACAAGCCCTACTTTACAGGTTGTTGTTCAGACTGACGACAATGACTCGTTTTCTAGTGCTACCACTATCGGCACATCCTCGGTAACTGCTGATTTAGTTGCAGGTCAAAAAATCGTTGTTCCAATCGGGCTAACAAATGAGCGCTACTTGCGCTTAAATCTTGTTGCTGGCGGAACTTCACCAACTCATACTATTGACGCTTATTTACAGCCGTATTCAATGGTAGATGCTAAAACTGACTACAACAACAACTACGATATAGTGTAGGGTGATGTATGAAAGTAAAAGCTAATAAAGTTGGCTTTTATGGAAAACTCAGAAAAGTGAATGAAGAGTTTGAAATAGAAAGCAAAAAACAGCTTGGTAGTTGGATGGATTTAGTTAAAGCTCCGGCAAAAGCTAAGTCTAAGTGATAAAATAAGGGAGGGTAATACCTCCCTTTTATCTAGGAATAATCATGGCACTAGATACGTACGATAATTTATTTAAGGTAATATCAAACAGAATTGAGCGCGGCTCTAGTCTTGATACTGAGATAGATGATTTTATATTGTTAGCAGAAAAAGAGATGCTATCAAACCCATCAGAGTCACTAAAAATAAGTGAAGCCGAAACAATATCAACAGCAACAACCAGTACTACAGATAGATACTTGGCTTTACCTACTGGGTTTAAAAAGTCTAGAGATTTTTCTATTGTATTAGATGGTGGCGTGGGAAGTTTAGAGTTTAGAACACCTGGGCAATTACAAGTCAGAAGCGAAACCGGCACACCATGGTTTTTTACTATTCAGGGTAATGAGTTGGCTTTTGATATAATCCCTCAAGAAGAATATTCAGTAACATTTGATTATTTTAAAGATTTCGCCCCATTAACAGAAGATAACCAAACGAACATCATTCTTGATAAATACCCCAATATATATTTATATGGCGCATTAAGACAGGCTTTTATTCGTTCTCAAGATGGTCAGCAAGAGCAGATTTATACTGCTAATTTTATCAGCGCTATAGAGTCAGCAAATCAATCAGAGCTAGAAGCCAGAAACGGCAATCAACCACAGCAAACTCAAGGCTGGTGTCCGTAATGACATTTCAAACAATACCGGTAAACGTAACAGGGCCATCATATCAAAGTCGTTCTAGACCTTTATCTAGTCAGCGTACACAGAACTGGTACCAGCAACTTAACGAGCAAGGCAAAGACGCTTATACGTTAATGCCGTTCCCTGGTCTAAAGTTGATTGGTAATGCGGTTGGTATAGATCGCGGTTTTCATCGTATGGCTGAGATACTCTATCAAGTTAAAGGTACTTCACTGTATGAAATTTCCAGCAATGGCACTCATACTTTGCGAGGAGCGATACCAGGGACAGGCCGAGCAATTATCAGAGATGACGGTATCAACATGTTTATCGTTGCTGACTTGAAGGTATGGCAATATACAACAGATACAAACTTAGTCACTGAGGTAACGAACGTTAATATTACCGGATCAAAATCAGTAGACTTTTTCAACAATCAATTTATTTACACTAAAGATAGGTTTTCAACTGTTTCAGATGTTGGCAATGGCGCAGAGGCTAGCGGTTTAAATATTGTTGGTGAAGAAACGTTACCGGATGACTTAGTAAGAGACTATGTTTTTGATGAGGTTATATATCGTTGCGGAACTCGCTCAATTGTTGGTTGGTATAACTCAGGCGTAGGCGCTCCACCTATCGAGAAGTTACAAGGCAGAATTTTCACCGTAGGTTTAGCGGCTATTAACTCAATTGCTGAAACTGACGAAGCTTTTTATTGGCTGGGTGATGACTTTGCTATATATCAAGCGGCAGCGGGCTCTAAGAACAGAATAAGTACAGATGCAATATCAAACGAAATACAGAAGTACTCTAAAATTGATGACGCGATAGGCAACACATTTACTTTTGAAGGTCAGAATTTTTACTCTATTACCTTTCCAAGTGGAAATAAAACCTTTGTAGTTAGTGAATCATTAGGTTCTAACGGCTGGTTTGAAATATCAAGCGGTGTTAGCAATCCTTTAGATTCAACTAAGTATCAAGGTACATCAATCTTAGATGCTTACGGTAAATTGTTCGTAGCTGATGTATCTAATGGCAATATATACAATCTCGACCTAGATACCTACATGAATAACGATGAGGCATTACAGCGCGTAAGGGTAACTCAAGCGGCTAATGGTGCGTTATTAAACGCAAGAGGTAAGCGAGTTCAAATGTCAGAGCTTAAGCTTATCATGGAGACTGGCGTTGGTGTCATATCAGGACAGGGGGATAATCCCCGCATAATGATTGAATACTCTGATGATGGTGGCAATACTTGGAATGGTGGCTCATGGCCTCGTGTTGGTCGTTTGGGTGAATTTACGTTACAAGTTGAATGGTACAATTTAGGTTCTTTTTATGATCGCATCTTTCGTATATCAACTACTGACCCTGTGAACTACTCTATTTATTCCGCGACTATTGATTTGCGTTTGGCTGGTAAATAATGGCTAACCCAGTAAATCCGCCACCATTTTTAAGAATACCTAAAGCCTTTCTTCAAGACAGAGAGGTTAGGGCGTTTATAGAGCAGCAGAACACCGTCATATTTCAACTGTATCAAAAACTAGGCGGAGCTAGTGACCCAATATCAGATTTAGAGAACTCAAGCACGGGAGCTTTTACATCTCAAACACAATGGCTACAAAAGCAAATAGACGGAATGCCTGATTTTACAACAGATACTACAGGATTCACCACCGACACAACGCGGATAACGACCGACAAGGTAACAGCATAATGACGCAGTTAGATATTAATATTGGGGCAGCCAACGGGAAGCAGGGTGATACACTTTTCGATGCATTCACAAAAACACAAAGTAACTTTTCTGAGTTATATGATTCAGCTATTAATGCTAATAATATAGTCATAGTAAACAGTGTCGAGGACTTTCCAGCTCCTTCTGGTGGGGTTATAACGCTACAAGATAATATTACCTACCAAATAGGTGGAAATGTTTCGACGTCTGACAGATTTCAATGTGGATTAAACAACGTAATAACATGTAACAACCCGTTTGCAAACGTCCTTATTTATACTGGTGTTGGCACAATGTTTACCGGTGTGAATGTAAGCTTCTTAATTGAGAGAGGTATTATATCATGCCCCAATGCGCAGGCATTTGATTTTAGCGCAACGGTAGGTAATTCACCTACATTTGGCTTAAGCCTAGTAACTATAGTTAGTTGTCAAAAATGTGGGACGCTGGATAACTTGCGTTCTATGAACGTAACTAATGCGGGTTTTTTTGATTGCACGGATGGGATTACATTAGAAGGTACGGATAACTGGGACACTATAACAGTGTCAAGAATGCGTATTGACGGTGGCACTAACGTGATTACAGGCTTTGACTTATCAACATCATTACATCGCACCTTTGAGTTAGTTGATTATATAGTACTTGGTGCTGTTGGGACTATAGGTGTCTCAGGTTTGCCGAACAATGCGAATATAGAAAGCGGATTTATAGCAACTGTTGAGCAATGCGAGTTTACAGTGAATGTAACTCCATTGTCAGGGATCACTATTGAAGATGTAAGATTTTCATTCTTGAATAACTCAGGGCTACAGGATTCCACTATAGACGCAAACCCGTATTTAACAACGCCGACAACGGTTGTTATTTCAGCGGCAGCAACTTATGAGAAAATAAATCAAGGTAACTGGTCTTTTTCCGAAGCTTCTAGGCTTTCGGTTTCTGCTGATGGTGATGTTACTAACTTAATGGAAAAGCCAGTGAAAGTACAAGTTAATGGATCTGTTACTATTGAAAAGGTTGGTGGAGGATCTGACCTACTGACTGCAAGATTGGTATATAATGACCTGCCCAATGACCCGGCCTCAGAAATAACAGAACTTGGTACAGATAACACGCAGCCGACAAATATAGGCTTGGTTGGTATATTTACCCTTGATCCTGGTGACTCGATTTCCATATATGTGGCAAACCAAAATAGTACATCTAACATCGTGGTTAACTACGCTAAATTTGGCTTATTGAGGGTTTTATGATGGCAACACTGCAAATAGTGGATAATAAATCCAATACAGCCCCAGATTTAGTTCAGGTTTTTTATTCTGCTCCACAAGGTCAAGATGTAATAATAGAAAGCTTTACAGCTTCTAATACATCTAGCGCTAACGCTAGTTATTCAGCCTATATACAAACACAAGCCGGAGATTTGCAGCCACAAATACCATTTAAAATAGTTGTATGGGGTGAGAACGACTTGGGCATAGGTATTGTCAACCAAGTGATACCAGGTAACGCAACACTAAAAATAGAGTCTAGCGCGGCTAGCTCTATCTATTTTACAGTTACAGGCAGAGAGCTTTGATAGTTAAAGAAACGACAGATTTAGACGATATTAAAGCGCTGTTATGCGATCCCGATATTTATGATACAATAACAGATGATAACAGCGGGCTAGCACAAGATTTTGAACCACCAGTAAATGATGAGTATTTATATATTGGGGGGTATGTTAACGGAAAAATAGTGGCCTTAATGGTTTATCACAAATATTTAGACGGCAACAAATGTCATGTACAAGTTTTGCCAGAGTACAGAAAAGAATACGCGCTAAAATTTGGTGAACAATCTCTTTTATTCAAGGGAACTCTACCACTTTACGCAGAGATACCAGACTTATATAAAAACGTTTTAGATTTTGCTTTATTGAATAACTTTAAAGTAATTGACACTAAAGAAAACGACTATATAAAGAACGGTAAAGCTTACGATGTAAATGTATTGGAGTTTCAACATGGGTTTTGTTAGAGATTTAACAGGAAAAACGGCGGTTGAATCTGCCGGAAAAGCTGCAGATGCACAAGTGCTAGGGGCGCAAGAGGCTTCGGCATTGTTTGATCCCTTTAAGACAATAGGGGAGCAAGGGCTTGAGCAAGCAGGTTTTTTAACTGATGCAGGCGCTCAGTTTGATTTTTTGCAGAATAACCCGTTGTTTCAGCAAGTGCTGGCACAAAACAACCAAGCGACAGACCGCGCGCAAGGTGCGCTACTTAAGTCAGCAGCGGCAAGGGGGAGATTAAGCGCCGGCGATACCTTAGAGCAAGTCAATCAATTAGGCGAGGACAGCGCTAGAAATCTACTGCTATCTTCAACCCCACTGATTCAGCAGCAAAAACAATCTATTGGTGACCTTTTAAACTTCGGATTAACAACTGCAGGCAACCAAGGGAACTTAAGAACCGGGCAGGCTGCAGCCGAGGCTGGCGGAATTGTAGGTCAAGCTAACGCTCGGGGAGATTCAGCACAAAACATATTAAAGTTAGGCGGCGATATTGCTGCTATGTTTTCAGACCCAGCACTTAAGGAGAATGTTGCATATAAAGGCAAGGAGAATGGTTTTAATGTTTACTCTTGGGACTGGAATGACAGCGCTTTTGCTCTAGGACTTTCGGGTTCATCATCTGGCGTAATGGCTGACGAAGTGAAAGACGTAATGCCGGAGGCAATTAAGATTCATAGCAGCGGATACATGACAGTTGATTACCATATGATTGGAGTGAAGCACTAATGGCCTTAGATCCAAGAATATCACTCGCCATACGGGTGCCAGACGCAAGCTCAGCGCTTGATGTGTTTGAAAATACACGCCAAAAGATTCAAAATAGAGAAATACAAAAACAACAATCAGACCAGCAAATCGCATTACAACCTTTTAGAGAGCAATTGCTTCAACAGCAAGTTGCACAAGGTGAACAGCAAGCACGGTTAGGTCAGCAACAGCGAGTACTTAAGAGTGTTAATGATTTTGCTGTAGGTAACGCATCTGTAATTCAAAATGCACAAGCTACCGGTGATTACACTGGGTTACGTGGTGCTTTAGAGCAGAGAAAAGCGGAATTGATACAACAAGGCTTACCAACTGAGACAACTGACGAAGGTTTGGCTCTTATTGATGCAGGTCAAGGGCAGCAGGTTGTGTCTGCACTAGGTGACTCTGTTAATTTGTTTAATCAACAACAAGGGCGTGGAAAGTCAGCAGGTCAGCGAGAGTTTCAAAACCTATTAACTATTGCACAAGATCCGAACGCTACAGAGTTAGAAAGAAACTCAGCAAAAAGGGCGCTTGGAGGTATGGCGAAAGTCAGTACATCAGCACAAGAAAGGATATCAACAGACGAAGCTTTAGGTAAGCAAGTAGTGGCCCAAAAAGCTGCCGAAGCATCAGCAACCGAAACAGGTAAGGCTAAAACACAATTAAAGTTTAAGCCTCAAATTACCAAAGCCGTAAAAATCGCTGAAAAAGAAGCTACTGAACGTGGCGAGGTGTTAACTGATTTGGGTAGAATGGAAGCATCATTACCAGGGGTTAAAGAAGTTGTAAATGAACTGCTTGAACTGACAGATATTGCTACCAGCACATTAGGCGGCAAGGCTTTTGATTTTATTGTTAAGCAGTCAGGATTTGGATCAACCAAGGGCGCTACAGCGAAGGCTAAGATGAAAGCTATTGTTGACAACCAAGTGTTGCCTTTGTTAAAAGAAACCTTTGGTGCAGCATTTACCGCCACAGAAGGCGAGGCTTTAAAGGCTAGTTTAGTTAATCCCGACTCTAGCCCAGCACAAAGAAAGGCGCAGCTTGAAGCATTTCTCGCACAAAAAGAGCGAAATGTAAGGACAAAGCAAACGCAGGCAATTAACACGCAGCCAACGGAAGTTGGTATAAATGAATTTCAAGGGTTCAAGGTGATCAGATAATGCCTATTGTAACTATACAGTCACCACAAGGGGGTGAGATTCAAATTGAAGCCCCTGAAGGCGCAACAGATGAGCAGATATTTATGTTTGCTAAGTCACAAGGTTTATTTGATCAGCAGCCAATAGCAGAGCAGTTTAATAACGAAGATGTACCTACTGAAGAGAACTTAGCTCGCCCATTGCCCGTACAGCCTGAGGATAGCTTTTTAGATGAGGTTATAGGATTGGGTGAGACAGCATTAACAATCGGTACTGGCGCAACAGCGGGTACTTTAGCATCTATCGCGGAAACACCTTTCGCTATTGCAAGATCATTAACTGGCGAAATAACACCAGAACAGGCGAGGCAACGAGTTCAAAGTGCGGCTTCAGATGTTACTTTTGCACCTAGAACAGAGGCGGGGCAGGAAAATGTAAAAGCTATTGGTGATGTCTTGGGCGTGCTTCCCCCCATGCTTGGTACAACTCCATTAAATACACTTAGACCATTAGTTGCGGGTAAGTTTATTAATGATAAATTACTCAAAAGCTCAAGAGCTAAAAAGCAATTATTGGCTGATGAGATTAGAAAAGGAAATCCAAACATAGAATTGGTTACAAAAGCGCTTAATGAAACTGGTGACGTAATAACAAGGCCGGCAAGTAAGCGAGCTGTAAAGGTTCTAGGTGGCGATCATGTCGCTGAAGGCACTGTTGCAGTAATAGAAAACATGAGCCCAGCATCTAAAAAAATACTCAATAAACAGCTTGACAACATCAGTAGGGGCAGGAGAGAGCCGTTATTTGGCGATGCAAATAGACCATCAAACACGCTTGGAGAATCAATTTTAGAAAGGGCTATTGCTATTGATAAAGTTAATGTTCGTGCAGGAAAAACGATAGGGAAGACAGCAGAATCATTAAAAGATATTAATGTAGATATTAGTGGTTCCAACAATGCTTTTTTAAGTGGACTAAATAAACTTGGTGTTACATTTAAAAGAGGTGATGACGGATGGGTTACGCCTGACTTTTCGCGCTCTAAGTTTGATGGCGGTAATCAGCAAAAAATGACTGTTTTAATAAACGATCTATTAGATGGTAAACCTGCTTTTGATGTTGCTCATAAATTAAAAAGAACCATTAGAGATAATATAGACTTTGAATCTGGCACTGGTGGTATAGGGCAGGTTAAAGGTGACTCTAAGCAGTTATTAAAAAACCTATCAAGCGGCATTGATGAAGTGCTTGACTCTATATCTCCGCAGTACAAGAAAGCTAACGAGTCATTCTCTAAAACAATAAAATTAAAAAATGATTTTGATAAGCTTATGAGTAAAGATATTGATTTAAAAGATAGAGTATCAGCTTCATCAATACTCGGTAACAAAGCCATGAGGGTTGATTCAAACGCCCCAAGTGGGGTTGTGATAAATAAATTATTTATGGATGCCGATAGTGTGCTAGGAGATTTTAAAATAAAATTCAAAGATGATATTCCAAGCATAAGACATATAACCAACAAGCTTAACGAGGCATTTAAAATAGCACCTCCTAACTCATTAAAAGGAAATATAGTCAGCGGAGGGCTGGACGTAATGGACGCAACAACAGGAAGCCCAGCGGCAGCGGCAAGACTCGCAGCAAAAGCGCTTAAAAAAGACGCGCCAGATTTCAATAAAAAAATGAGAGCTTTTAAGTCACTAGTAATAACGCAAAAGGATAAATAAAATGGCATATTCACCAATCGCTTTTACAGCTCCAAATTACAGGGATTATAAAAACAACTGGATAAAAGCATACGAACCAGGCACAACGACGCCAAAAGCGATGGCTACGGATTCAGCTTTAAGCGCATTTATTTCTAAGGCTGAAATCAATAAAGATGGCTTTATGGTTTCGGCTGGTGACGCGTTGATAATCCCTTACATTGAAGATACTTACGATTTATGGATGTTCCCAACTGCTACTGAAGCAGATAATGACGACACCTCAAACGCATTAAGGCTTGCTGACAACATGAATTCAGCAGATGTAAGCCTAATCAACGACCTATCACAAGCTTATGAGTTTGCGACGTGGCAAATGATGGTTGATAGTTTAATAGCATTTCCAGCTGGAAAAGTATTGCGCACAGTCAGGCGCAAAGCTGGCTTTTCTGGCGGCGGCGCTAGTTATACGGTAACTTCTGGCGCTTCACCTGAATCAATTGGTAGTCCTGATCTTGTTGGTGGCGGCTATGCCTTATTAAAAATAAAAGATGGAGAAATTAGGCCTGAGCCTTATGGCGCTGTTGGGGATGTCGGCGACGGTGCCATTGATACTCCAGCACTTCAGGCTGCGTACACAGCTTCTATCGGCAAAAAATTAAAGCTTATTGCTGGTAAAGAATATTTTATTAATACCTCACAAGCTTTTAGGCCTGAATCAAACACCACTGTTGAGTTAAATGGCGCTAAGTTAACCGTCCCTGTCGGAGCTACAATTGTCGATCCTGTTGGTGATGGTGGCGTCGTCTATGAGAACGGTTTGTGGCATTTGCCAGTGGGCGGGTCTGCTGATAACTTTAAAATAAAAAACGGAAGGTTCGAAGTTAAAACTGAAAAGATCGGATTATTAACATTGGGGTCGGCTACTGCAACAATTGGTGACATTAGACGTAAAAATATCGGTATTAAAAAAATAACAGCAAGTGCCACGCTGTTAACTTCAACTTTCTTATTTTGGGCTAACGCTTGTGATTTAAAAGTCATTGAAAATGAAGTGGCTGATATGGGGTTCTTTTGTACTGGCTCTGAAAACTCTGGCCTAGTTAAAGATAATGAAGCTGAATTTTTAGGTGTAACAAGGGATTTTGTAACTTGGAATAACGCGAGCGGCATTCGTATGAATGGTGCACGCGGAATTAACATTTCAAATAATAACCTAAGATATACAGGAGGTACTTGCATAACGGTTAGAGCGGCGGCTTCATTTTCAAATCTCAACATCATTGCTCACAATGAAATTACAGGCGCAGGATTAACAGCCATAAGCGCAAGCAATACAGCAGGAGGGGGAGCCGTTAAAAAAGTACATATAACTAACAACATAATAAACGGTTATCTTTGCGCTGTATCAGGCGTAAGTCACGGAGGGATTGATGTTGGCGGCGCCGCAGGAGCGCCATCTATCACAGAGGAGTTAATCATCACAAATAACACTATTGATTATTTGTGCTTTGACGAAGACGGACTACAGGAGTCTTTTAATTCTTCAACAAACTGGTCAGAGGGAGGTAAAAACACCCTTAAGCAGGCAGGATCGTCTGGCGTGGGAAGTTCTAGCGCCATCAACCTAGCTTATATTGAGACTAATAACGCTAACGGGATAATCGTATCGAATAATAGCGTTAGAAACTATCAGAATCAATCTATACGAGTTGAGTTTTGCAAGTTCCCTCATATTGTTAATAACACTGTATCCAATGGCGGATGGGAAAGAACGGCAGGAAATGCCCCTATAGTTAACAATTCATCTATCAGAGTTGAGAATTGTTTAGGCCCTAAGATTATTGGCAATACTGTCAATGATGCTTGCTTAGGTTGTAGCAACACATTTGGCAATACAGTCCCGTTTGTAGTGAGTCGCTCCACTGCTTTCACATTTACCAATAACACCTACATAACTAATGATGGCTCTCACAATCAACACGCCTTTACAATTGTTGGTGGTGGTGCCCCTACTGATAGCTTTGATTTATTTGGGTATACTGGTGAAGATTATGTTGGCACTGTTGGAATGAATTTATTATTTGCTCCAGGGTTAAATAAATACAATATTTTATCTGGTTCAAATAGTGGTGCTGGTGGTGGTGATTTAAAATATACGCTCTTTGATAATGATCTAAATCGTGGAGTTCCTTTATTTATACCGCCAACTTTAGGTATGTATGAGCGCCTCCATGGCCTTGTTTTACCTAATACTGATGTTGCTGTTGGTGAGATTTGGAATAATGCTGGCGTAGTTAATGCTGGCACGCTATAAGAAATATTACGCACCAGTTTAACCACTTGCAAACTGTGACACTAACCACCTAAGCCCTGCACTGTGAAGCAATCTAATGCGCTCGCAGTGTAGGTGCCTATAAGTATTTCTAGTTAATGCTACCTCATCACCGCTATGCAATAAGCCTTTACACTCAGGGCATATATGCTGGCGGTTAGTGGTGGCGTATAGCTTAACTATTTTCATTTTCTAATGATAATGTTGATTCTGCAATTTCACGATGTAAACCGCCTTCATCTACAATATAATGCCTTACAACTGGCCTTTCATAATCAGGCGCATCATCAGTCATAAAGTAACCATTTTCAGCATAATAAAAACCTGTAACAACTTGCGCCGTATCAAGCTCTAACGCATTACATTTTAAACTTTCTATATTCATCACTTCCCTCCTTTAACCTGTTAAACTAATCTAAAATTATTTCGCATTGATCGAACGGCAGCATACAAGCCATATAATCTCCGTCTATCATAGCAATAACACCTTTTGAAAATGAATCTGTATTAACCGACTCATTGCATGTTATGGTAGCTCTTGTTCCAATATCACAAATCAAGTTATTATTATCGACAACCTTGATTCTCAATCCTTTTGGTAGTTTTATTATCATAATCAACCCTTATATTCTAAAATTAAACCCATCGAACCAAAATAGTTCTGTAAATCATCTCTAAGCTTGTTGTGCATTTTGGTATCAAAAAGCCTTGTTACTGGCAGTCTTTCCATTTCAATCATTTGTTGCTCGTAGCTTAGCTGAAAATAACCTTTAGCCTGCAGCCCTTCGCCTATTAACGGGCCCATATAATCATCAGCTAGCAATATCGGTAAACCAAAGTTACGTTTAATATATCTCGTCGCCTCTGGTATCGTTAACGCCAGCTCGTCAGATATAGCAGGTATCCATGATTGATAAGCTCTATTAGCCGCAAGACTTCGCTTTTTATTGATCTCAATCAAAGATACGCGATATTTAACTTGCGGGTTTTCGCCCATAAACTTATCAATTTCACGATAAACATCTTGCCTAGTTGATAGCGTTATTAATCTATCTTTCATAACTAACCCAGTTTACGTCTATTTTCACTAATAAGGTTAGGTTCGTATCTGTCATACCACAATCCACTCTTCTCTCCTTTTCTAGTTCCTCGCTTTACCTGTGGAACTGATGCCATAATCCCATAAATAACATTAGGCTTAACACCTAACTTTAATGCTGCGCTAGATACTGAATAAGTAAAATTTTCAGCACGCCTTATTAAATCAATAAAAGCCTGTTTTTTAGTTATCTTTTTCTTGCTTACTAGACCGAATTTATTTCTGATTTTGTTGATGTAAGAAGGAGAACAATTTGTTTCCTCGGTTATTTTAATAACAGCAAAACCGTCAATGGACATTTTAACTATCGTACTTACATGACGCTCGTTTTCTTCTTTCGTGTTTTTTGCTCGCTTACCGTCAAGCTTGGTTCGCTTAAATTTCTTTGTTTCCCCAAGATCACGATAAACCGCTTTTATTCCGATTAATGTTTTTATTACTCCGCCCATACTAACAACCCTCCATACATAAAATATAATTCAAAGTAAATGCCAAGGCCACACCGAAAGCGCCAAACATCAACAACAAAACACACCCGCGCATTCTGCTTCTCGCTATCTCATCGCGGCTATCCTTTCTTCGCTCTTGGCGTACCTCGTTAACCCTATGAAATAAAGCCCATAAAACAATACTGACAAATATCGCACAGAAAGAACGGATAGCAGTTTCACCAAAGCTTTCAACGTAAGGTGTATCAAAGAATAAAGGCGGCACGAATAATACCGCGAACACTGCTGATATTGTTATTGCTGCTTTAGTTGTGCTTTTCATTTTTCTTCTCCTTCGAAATTCAATTTCCCCTGAACCTTGCTAACAAGTTCATCAACAGCTTTTGTGTGAATTTTCTTTTCCTTGTTTATCATGCGACCAAAAGAACTCCACTCACTGCCAAGTTTTTTTAGTTCCTTGCCGTTATTTGATAATCTAGTCATTTCAGAGTCTACATTTAGCAAGCCCTTTTCCATCTCATTAAAAGCCTTAATGTACTTCTCTTTCCACTCGGCTGCTTTTTTACCAGTAAAACCCATGCAAAGAAAAGTAAAGCCATCCCTAGTAACATTAAAGCACTTGATAACTTTGTTCTGTGGTGAAGTGTAAGAGGACTGCGCAAAATTGGCATGTCTAAATTCATCGCTACATTCAATATTTTCAAGCGCTCTAATTACATCGCGGTGCGCCTTACCAAAAACATCAGCAATAAGTTTTGATGTTGTCATTAACTCGCCATTATTATTTTTAACTAAACTATTCATCTTCGCCCCTTTGTTAATATGATTAGTAAATATTACTCCTCTTATTAGGATGTGTCAAATGCAATCATCCTATAATTACAATTAATTCCCATTCATGATAAAATTAACTAAAAAGATAAGGGGTTAATATTATGAATAGCGAAGAGGATTGGGGTCTGTACGTATGAAACTAGGCGATATACTAAAAACAGTTGGTAGCGGGTTAATTCAAACTCTATTGCCAGGCACTGGCTCTTTAATTGTGGCGGGAATAAATGAATTTTTACCATCTGGTGAACAATTACCCGAAAACGCAACAGTAGAGCAAGCCAATGACGCTATAAGCAAGCTAACGCCAGAACAGCAAGCAAGTGTATTGGAAAAAGAATACGACGTTAAAATTGAGGCTTACAACACGTTACAAGTAATGCTTCAAGCTAACGCGCAATCTAAGCACACTACGCGTCCAAAAATAGCTTACCAGGCTTGGCAGGTTGTTGGCTCTATTACATTAGCTTTTACGTTTGGTTGGCTGTTCGCTGTTATCACTGGCGACACTGAAATGATTAGCGCAATAAAAGATAGTTACATGTTCGCGGGTTTTTTAATTGCGCCGTTAGTTGTTTGGCTAAATGCTTATTTCGGAATATTGCGTGATGAGTCAAAAGACAAAATGAACTCCGCCCAAGGTCATAAGGTTGACCCTGTAAGTGGTTTGATTGGCAAGTTATTTAATAAATGAATTATGATAGAAAAGAAAGCGGCAAGGCCAAGATACCTGCCGCCACCTGTAACCAACTACCCGCCGGAATAAGATAGGCGGGTTAATTGCACCTCGTTAGCTCGGGGTTTTGTCGCTTACTAAATACTCCCTATCAACAAGCGATACCGTGTGGCTTTCTTTCGGGCAACCGCTGCGCCAAATAAATATTACTGAACCTTTATTGTTTCCGCTAACAGGCTTTTGAGTTTCAGCGTTAATAAACGATAAGCGACCGCTGATAAACCTTACTTCATTACAGGATTCATAAGCTTTTCTAAACCACTTTACAGAAGTGTCAGAAGGCACAAGCATAACAATTGTTTTGCCTTGTTTGTGCTGATCAATGGCTTTATCAACCCAAGGTGTGATATTGGAATAAGGAGGGTTACACCAGTTTGACGATAACCACCTATGAACACCAAGCGAATCATTCTTTTCATCGATAAACTGATCGCATAACGAATTGTCTCCACTGGCCGCCACATCACAAATAAAATCAAACTCTGCATTTAATTTATCGAATAATGGTTTTGGCGTTTGCCATAAGTCTTTTATTTCCGTCGGCGTATTGCTTTTGTTTTCTGTATTCATTTTTACTCTCCAATTTGATTAGTGTAGCCGGTCATATCAACCGGCTTTAGTTCTTGGTTACTCTTGCCATTCATCAATAACCTCTCCCGCAATTTCGCCATCAGCAACAACCTCTGACAGCCAATCATCAGAGCAGCTTGTATTTTCAAGCCCTTCATCGCTGTCGCAAAATCCGTTATTAAAACCTTGTTCATAAGCTATTTTTAATAAATTATGAAAATGATGCGTTGATATATTCATCTTCTCTCTCCTATGTTAAATACTTTCATTAATATCGCCTGCCCATTGCTCAGCCATTGCTTTTGCTATACCAGGGAAGGTTTTACTTCTAAGTTTTGCCCTTTCTTCTTTTGGTAACTTCCACGCATCTGCATACCATGCCGGCATAGTTTTTCCGCTTGCAAACTCTGTTCTTTTTGGCGGCTTAACTTCGTTAGTTGCTTCTAACAAGGGCAATCCTTTAAGCCATAAACAAGTCTTCTTTTCAAAAGGGTCACCAAACTGGTAAGGGTTAACTATCTGGTTCGGCTTTCTCCATTCGCTACTCATTACGCCAACAGGGTTTTCTATAGCTATCCTCTCACATTTTGCGTTAGCTATAGCCATAAAAAAGTCAATTGCATCTTTGCGATCTTCGTGGCGTTTAATTGCTTTTTCTCCATATCTTTCTATGTTAAACCACCGATTACCTGTTACTGTAAGAAACGTACAAGGTGGGAAGGCTAAGATCATATCCCATTCTTGGTTTAATAATTTCATTAGATCCTCTTGTAAATGCCACTCAGGTTTCCCGCCGCTACACTCCACTAAATCGCAGCTATAAGCTTCATGACCTAGTTTGCGTAATTCAATTGTTACCGCCTGGCTTTCTTCACATGCTACTAATACTTTCATTGTTACTCTCCTGTTATTTATCTTGCTTAACTCTATTAGCTATTATCTTATTTGTTCTCAAAGCCTTTGCTTGCTCTGATTGGTGTATTTTTTATCTCTTCTTTATGCTGAAGCATTGCGACTTGCTCAGTACCCATACTGATAAATTTACCATGTACTTTTTCTAGGAAAACAGTTCCGTTGGCGTCGTTATGCCTATCTTTAGCAATTATTAATTCTGTAACACCTTTTAGTTCAGTATCAGGATTAACAACTTCTTCACGATGAACAAACATAATTAAATCAGCATCAGCCTCGATTGAGCTAGAGTCTTTAATATTGCTCATTGCTGGTCTTGTGGCTTTGTCTAATCCTCGGTTAGCTTGAGCTATAAGAATAACTGGAACTTTCATTTCTTTGGCTAACTCTTTTAACGAGCGAGTAACATCACCAACAGCTATATCATGCCTGTCAGCCTTTCCAAGTTTCATCAAACCAAGATAATCAATCATTATCATTTTTAAGTCAGGAAATTTGTTTTTGTGCCTTCTAACCTTAGAGCGTATTTGGCCAACACTTTGGTTTGGCTCTTCACAGAAATATATACCACTATTATCAAGCAGTGTTACCGCGTGGTGTATTCTTGCTTGGTTTTCTGTGTTCATGTTTGCTCGTCGTAAATCAATGGCAGAAACATTTGATAAGCCAGATATAAATCGCTCATACAATTGGGTTGCTGACATTTCCATACTAAAAAACATGATGTTCTTGCCTTGATCAACACCTATATTTTGCGCCAAACACTGGCAAAATAAAGTTTTACCCATTGACGGGCGACCAGCAACAACAACTAATGATTCTTCATCAATGCCGTTCAACCTTTCGTCTAGTTCGTCAATACCAGTTTTAACGCCAAGTATTCCTCCGCCAGCTGCTGCACGTCTATCAAGCAAGTCAAGCCAGTTACCTGTTGCGTTCTTTATGTGCTCCAATTCTTTGCCGTTAGAGTTAATAGAAATATCATGCAAGTCATTAGATATTTTTTCTATGATATCAACAGCGCTAGCTTTTTCCTTTAGCATATCTGTAGCGCCAATTAACGCCATATTCAAATCACGCTTTCTAGCTAAACTCTTAACAACGCCAACATAGCCAGATAGGTTTGAAACTCCAAAAGATGCCTTGGTTATCTCAGCAAGATATATAAAACCACCACAATCAAAGTCAACCTTTTCTAGCTCCTCTTCAACTAGTGGCAAGTCAATTTTCTTTCTTTTCTCTGACATTTTTTTAATAGTGTTAAATATGTGTCTGTGAGCAAGGACATAAAAATCATTAACATCTAAACTATCAAGTGTCTCTCTTGAGTTTGAATGCGTAGGATCTTTAATTAGAGCGCCTATGATATTTTGCTCAACCTCTATATTGTGATTATCCATTGTCGTACTGCCCTTCAACTATTTTTATTAGGTTAGATTTGTTAACAATAAAATCAAAGCTTGCTGACCATTCAGAAGATCTACCCATCAGGAAGTCGCTATTTGCTATGTGATCAAAAAGTCTAGACCATGTTCCAACATCTTCAAAGTCATGACCTGAGTTTTTAAATTGTTTTATAGATGCCTTAATATGAGCTTTTCGCTTATCAGATAAAACCTTCACACAACCCAACTCTGGTAACTTCTTGTTGTACTCGTCAGTGATTAACTGACATATATTAACATTCTTAACATTCTTAACATTCTTGTTTGTGGTTACATGCTGGTTACTTGCTGGTTGTTTGCTGGTTACTTGCTGGTTATCTTGCTGGTGCAAATCCCAGTTAGCTATTGTTATTATTGAGTATTTATTGGTTGGCTTGATGGTTAAAATACCAAGCGCTTTTAGTTTAGAAAAAGCTGTTTTTACATTTTGTTCTGACAGTCCTGTAGCGTTAGAAATAGCCTTTCTTCCTGTAGCTAACTGGCCTGATTTTAAAGCAACAACACTATCACCAACAAGCTGATCATGTTCTTTATGAGAAGCCTTTAAAAGGCAGTACATAAAAACCCTGAATAACTTATCGTTCTTGAATATAGGATTGTCTACAAGTTTTCTATGTAGTTTTATCCAGCCTAAACTCATGTTATAATTACCTCGGTCGAATTAATTAACGCTCTTGCACGGGGCGTTTTTTATGCGCTATACTTTAATAATTTTTCAAGCGTTGGCGCAAACTCTAACAATGCTTCATAACTAAGGCCTTCTTCTTTACAAAGCTGCTTTACCTCACCAGATATCTTTTGCGCCCCACTAAGTGTAATAACTCTTGCTTGCTCAACAAATAAACCATAGTTACCTGATTGCGTTCCTAAGCTAGAAATATCCTCACTTAACATTTCCTGTCTTTGAGTTGGTTTTTTTATTGCTGCGTAAGTAAATTGTTCCATTTAATTAAATCCTCTATTTAAAGTTCAATTGAATTATATTACTCATAAGGGTTGCATGTCAAATGTTTTTATATTAATATTAATTCAACTTAAACAAACCGAGTAAGTAAAATGCAAATTACAACATTAGAAAAATTGGCCGAGGTACAGGTAAATGACACGCTGTTTTTAATTAACCCCTTCGGAAATGGTAATCAGAGCGAGGTTAGTATAAATGCGTTTACAGTAAGCAAAATAAATAAAGAAACTTTCGATGGTCGCAGTCAGTTTTTAACTTTGGATATTGATCGAGAAGACCACGAGTATTTTGTAACCATACTTGGAAGGTGCAAGTATGTGTACACAAAACTAAGCGAAGCCAACAATAAGCTTGATGAGGTTCGTCAAGGTTTGCATGCTTTCGAAGTAAAGAAGCATCACGATAGCTGTCGTGATGCGTTCAATTGTTTTGATAGATATTAACCAAGGAGAATAAGTAATGAGTGAATTAAAAAACTTATTAACAGTAAGGCGTGATAGAAAGTTGATATCTAACGACTGTAAATATCCAGATGCACTAGATATGATTAGGTGCGGAATAGGCGCTAATTATGGTGGCGAGTATTATGATGAGGTAATAAATGCCGTATTAACACCTATAAAAAAAGAGATTGACAGGATTAATAAACTTGAAAATAAAGGAGGTTAGTGTAAAATAGTATTTGTCAATTGAAGTTTAATTGATAGCAGTGTGAAGAGCTGCTTTAGAAAGAATTAGTTGAGTAGGGTATTTAGAACTGTTTCCTTTGGCGGGTTTTTTGTCAACTGATTCACCCCTCTTCAGCAGAGGTTACAGTTTTAAGTACCCTTTTTTGTGTCTGAATGGCCTGCAAAATGAGAAATCAGATTAGCGGATTGACCAACTTAGCGAGTGAGACGTTACAGACACAACCCCTTTCAAAGCATCTTCAACCTTTCGGTAATTCCGAACAGTTCAACACTGCCGATATTCTCGGTAACTATCGTAAAATAATCCGCACTCAGGGAAACAAGAGTATAAATACGGTTTTATAAATCACGGCCATGCTTTACCTTGTATCCGTGTTGTCATTGATGAAATATTAATTTAGGGGGGCCTAAGTATTGTCATCTAGAAGCTAGAGCTATTTGAGCTTGTTTAAGTTATCTAGAGACAAGAAAGGGATTTAGTTATGTCTAAAAAGAAATTAAAACTAACTTACACTGAAATTCAGGTTATAAATTTAGAAAGCTTTATATCAAGAAATTGCGCATCAGATTCTGATATTAGAAAGGCCAAAGATTTAATTGCATGGTATAAGTTAAACGGTTATTTCACTAAAGCTCAAATGTCGCTAGCTAAAAACTTAACTTACATTAAGAAAAAGCCAGAGGTCATAAAAAAGCATTATCTTTACGCGATCAGTAACGGCGAACAAGTTAAGCTTGGTATGTCTAGCGATGTTAATAAGCGCCTTAAGTCGCTGCAAACATCAAGCCCTAGTGAGTTATCTTTGTTATGGAAATACTACATAGCAAACACGCCTAAAGACGCGGTGAAAATAGAAAAGATGCTCCACAGGGCTTGTAGTAAGTTTCACGTAAGAGGAGAGTGGTTCTCGATGGGATGTATCGATATTGTTAATTCATTTAATCCCAACAAAAAACACTGTGCTAAATGGGATTTTGCAACACTAATATCAATAGAGCCAAGAAGAAGAGGCGGAGTGTTAAACTTTACGATAGAGAAAATACGAAGAAATAAAGTTACAAGCGGTATGAAAAGGGTTTTTGAACAGGAGTCTACTGAAGAGCTGCACCAAGTGGAAATTAAAAAGCATCTTGACGATGGTGAAGTTGTTCTGGTTTGTTTTGATTAACCCATCCATGACCAACATATCTAATGACCACCTATATTTAAAATAAAGAGGAGAGAAGTAATGAGATTCAACTTACATTGGATAAGCAAAAAGTTAGTGGAAGTTAACGTTGATGAAACTAGCACTGGAACAATGGACGCAAAAGAAGCTAAAGAACTTGCTTCAGAGCTTTTATTGTTGGCAGCTGACTTATTAACAGTAGAAGATAAAAAATAAATAAAGAGGAGAGAAGTAATGAAGTTTGGAGTTAGCTTAGAGTTAATAGAAGAAATGGCTCAGTGCATACATGATTGTTCATGGGTTAGCGGTGAAGAGATAGCTGCATATATGAAATCAACAGTTAATGGAAATGATGATTATTGCCCTGAAGATTGGAGTGTTGACGGAAAAGGGCAAGTAGCTATTGATAGAGATTCAGCTATAGATCAACAGCCAGAGTTTTATAATTTAAACCCATAAATAAATTTAATAACGGAGAGATAAAGAATGGAACTATTACAAACTGAAGATTGGCACGAGGATTTAGGTGCATCAATATTTGTTAGCTTTAGTCGGGATGAAAGCGGTATTATTTTAGGTGAGCCGCCAGAGCTGTATTTTGGTTCTGGTTATTTAGAGGAAGATTTTGATTTTGATAAATGGACTCATTTTATTGATGGTGATTTCAATTTTATATTTACTGATGCCGATCCGGCAAGATTTCCATCAATAAACCAATAAAAGGATAGTAAGATGAATTTTAAATTTAAATGCGAACTGTGCAAGAAAGAAGTTAAGCGCGGCGAGAAATTCCGCTTTGAAGCTGATTGCTATGATAGTGAAAACTCGCTAACTGGTGAAATATCAGAAGATGGTATTTGTAAGCAATGCCTAATGAAAATAGAACGTAAAATAGATTCTATGCGTAAATAATTTAACTACCAAAGGAGAGAGAAGATGAAAGATTACACTTGCAGTAAGTGCCATAAAAAAATTGATGGCTTAGAAGCTTACGAATACCGAGGCGCGATAGCTTGTGAGGATTGTTTTGATAGCGTTATTGAAACAAGGGATTTTCAACGGCAGGAGATTATAGCCGAAGAGAGCGCAAAGATTGATAAATTTAAAGGTTTAGATTTAGGTGATAGCGTAATCGGAAAAGCTAACCGTGAAATATTAAAAAGCTCCATTGAAGTTGCATCAAAAGAAAGTGGAAGATTAAAAGAATACGAGAAAAGAACTAACTAGCAATTAAAACAATAAAGAGTTAATATGATGAAAACTTAACTCCTAACCTTAAGTTTTCACTTCTACTCTCCAGTTAAAGTGCTAGCCCCTTTCAAATGATTGGGGCTTTTTCTTTTGCGCAATAAAAAACCACCCTAAGGTGGCTCATTAAATATTGGTATCCAGGATAGGATTATCTCGGTTAGTTCATCCATCAAAGCTCCTTAAGCATTTCTTCAAGCTCACTAGTATCTGTTGCCATACATAAGCGTTGAATGTTTAATGTGTCAGTGCGTTCACGAACCGCAGCTGCAGCACTACCATGTGAACTAGGCTTTTTGCTATTTACGTGAGTTAACTCATCAGTATTATTAATTGCATCGCTAACTAGTTTTCTATTCTCTATTAGCTCTTGTGGTCGGTATGTTAAAATGCTCATTATTTAAGGCTCTCCATAAGTTGATTGAATGATAAACCGCAAGGTGCATCCGCCTCTCTTTTTGATGTTTTGCGGTTTTGTTTTTCCACCAATAATCTTATTGGCTTCCTACTCATTGGTATGGCTTTTTTAGCGTCTGGGTGCATTATTTCTCTCCTCGTGCTTTAGCTAGTAAGCTTTTTATTTCTTCAGTTTCTTCGCCGTCATCACCTATAAGACAAAGCGTTTCGTACATATCTTCTAACATTGCATACATATCAGGAGCGGCAGCTATTAAGTGTGCGTTGGCTTCCCATTCTTCGTCACCGGTTATTAGTGTGTCGCATATTAGTTCACTGTATTCATCATCTTCTTTATCTATTGCTACTATTTCACCATGATTGTATTGGCAAAAAGTCCAAGGGCCTTCTGTAAATTTAGTTTCCATTATTTCTCTCCAGTTTAGTTGTTTTCGATTGATTTTATTTTAAGGCTCTCATTCTCGATCTTTAGTTTTTTTATTGCGACGTTTAGCTCCTCAATTTTTTTAGTTAAGTTTTTAATTTTTTTACTTTTAGTTGATTTTTCGAATAACTCTTCATGACGTTTTTTATTTATTTTTTTTATGTGTCCGCTTATCGAGCCTGACATTTTTTGCATAAAATAAATTTTTGATGAAAGACTCCTGGTGTCATTGCCTAACGTATCGTAAATCTCTCGCCTAGCCATCATATCAAGGACTCTGGCCTTAACTTTAGAATGAAGATCTTCAAGCTCATCCCTGTCAAGGATTCTTATATCATCCCAAGTCAATTGGCTTAATAGTTTCTCCACATTACTCTCCTTTATTCCAAGTATCACATTGTAATTGTTTAGCTAGCCAGTTATTCCATCTGTTGAATAGGTTAGTCATTATTTAATCTCCTTTTTATGCGCTTTCATTACTAGTTCAGCAATAACCTTTACTTTGTTATCAGCTAAAGAGCCAATATCCTTTCTATGCTTAACTAATTCATTTAATAATCTATCTATATTTGGGTTTACTGCTACAGCGTTATTAGCCATTATTTTTCCTTATTAATTAATATGAAATAAATATTAAATTAATAGTTGCATCAAGTCAACAGTTAGATTAAGATTGCCTTACTCGGTTAAGCGTTTACTAATTACCCCATCAACCGACTAACTTTAATTTGGAGAGATTAAATGAAATTTTTAACACTATTGACTAACCCGCCTGAAGAGGTAAAACCAATTCTAGCAAAGAAGGTTAGTCGATTTGGCTATGATGACGACTACATGGTTATCAATCTTGATCCTAATCGTTCGTCAATTGAGCTTGTTATTATGGCGCTTGATGGTTACGGAGCAACACACTGGAATTACATCGAGGATGAAGGTAATGATTAATGAGTTAAGTGTTAATTTTGTTAATAAGTTCTTTGATCGCATTACTAAGCTAAATGCTGAAGGTGTAAATCTTATTTGTGACGCTAAAGATGTAAACATTGATAAAGCTGTGATGTGTATTTTAACCGTTCCGAGTTTGGATGATGATGTAATAGTTTTAATTCGCCATATGTCTCAAATGGTGTGTAGATTAAATGAATACATGGCTGGCGTTAGCTCTTTTGGTGTTAATGCTGCATGGTCTTATTCTATGGCTTACACCATCATCAAGGTTGTTAGTGCTAAGCGTAAAGAGTGTTACATACAGCTTAAAAAGAATCGCGGTGATGGCATGGCGTTTGGCGAGGTTCGTGTTAATGATGTTTATCATGGAAAATCAGGGAGAAGAGATTAATGAACGAAAATACAATTACTATCACTGTAAAAGGTGTAGAGCATTACTTTAATGGTAATGAATTAATTAGCCCTGAACGTGAAGCTATCGAGTTTTTAAATAAGCTTGCGGAAGATAAGGAAGAATTCTAATGGAAAAGTCTGATTCTATTGCAAAGTTAGCCATGGCTTTAAATAAAGCTCAGTCTGAAATGTCAGGTGCAGCAAAGGTTAGCAACAATCCATTCTTCAATTCTAAGTATGCTGACCTATCTGAAGTGATAAAGGCCATTAAAGAGCCGTTTGCTATTAATGGGCTTAGTTACGTTCAGTTTCCTATCGAAGAAAATGGACGTATAGGTGTTGAAACTATTCTTATGCATAGCTCAGGTGAATACCTATCAAACAGTTTCACCGTGCAGTTAACCAAACAGGATGCTCAAGGTGCTGGCTCTGCAATAACGTACTGTAGACGATACGGGTTGCAGGCTGTCGCTGGAATTCCGTCTGAAGATGATGATGGAAACGTTGCAAGCCCTCAAGCACATAGCCAGCCAGTAATAGATGATAAACCATGGTATGACGAAAAGGATTATCAAGCAGATCTTCCTGGTGTTACTGAAGCTATTCGAAACGGAACTCCATCATCACAGGTGATAGAGCAAATAGCTCAGAATTATAAAGTTTCAAATAAGTACAGAGATTTAATTAAATCAATTTAACTATTAACAGAGTAAAGGAAAGAAAATGTCACATACATTATCAGGCTTAATCAGAAAATCACCGCATATTCAGCAAGGCCAAAATAACAACGGCACTTACACTATGTTTTGCTTTGAGCTTTCAGAGTTCATCAAAGGCACTCAAGGCGCTGAAGATTCTTATACTAATTACAGCGTTGCTTTGTTTGCTAAAACTCCTGGGGCTATTGAGTTTCATAATAAGGCTATTGTTGAAGGGGCATTTGTTGTGGTTACTTGCGATAAACTTTTAGTAGACAAGCAATCAAGTAATGACGGGCGAGAGTTTATTAAGCTTAAAATGATGAATGCTAACTTAGATAACTTTAACAACCCGAACCAAGGCGCGCCACAGCAAGCTGGTGGTTTCCAACAACAAGCAGCGCCTCAACAAGGCGGCTATCAGCAAGCTGCACCACAAGGTGGTTTTAACCAGAACAATCAAAGCCAATTTAACCAAGCGCCACCGCAGCAACAAGGCGGCTACAACCAACAACAGTAATTAAACTAAAGCGGCTATAGTGGCCGCAATAAGGAGAGAGTAATGGCAAAGCAAACTAAAATAACCAAGTCAGCAAAAGGCGAAGATTGCACATTGTTGCTTGGTAATTGCTCTAGCAACGAAACTGTAGTTCTTTGCCATATCGGAAAGAATAGAGGTATGGCGATAAAGTGTAGTGATCACTTTGCTGTATATGCTTGCTCTAATTGTCATGATGTAATTGACGGTAGAGCGCCAGCTTTATACGGGTATGAAATGGTTGATAGTGCTAAAATGACGGCACTAGAGCGAACACAGCAAAAGTTAATTGATAAAGGTTTATTGGTGATAGCATGAGTTATAAGTTTACCTTGCCAATATATGGCGTAACAAAGGAAGGCGCTATAGCTGTTAACTGGTACAGAAACGCACATTACCAACAATCTAACAGCGCAAAGGTTAAATTTAAAAAGCTAATACAGGAGCAGTTAAATTCATTCGATCCTATTAGCGGCAAAATAAAGATTAAATACACGTATTTTGCTAAAGCGAACAACAACCCTGACTTAGACAACTTTGTCGGCACTGTTAAAAAGTTCTTTCAAGACGCCTTGGTTGAATCTGGACTAATAGAAGATGATAACGTAAATTTTATTGTTTCTAATTCTGAATACTAT